ATCTAACATTTCCAACTCAACATCTTTTTTGTAACCAGCCGCATAACCTTGTCGTCCTGTTACCGATTCTGAATGTAATCTTACCCACTCCATTAAAGCTTGTGTAGCTGAAGGACCGATTGGGTCTCTAAATGTAACTGAGATAGTTTCCCATCTAAATCTACCGATAACATAAGTTTCAGTATTTAGAAAAGGTATAGATACCTCATCACTTGTATATTTTGGTCGATTTGTTGTAGACACCCACCATTCTTGTATTCCCAGTTCATCGGGAAACCTTAAAATAAACCTATTCTTTCTTAATGGTTCATAAGGAACAGGCATTCGCATTAATAAATCCGCCATTTTTTAATTTTTTTTATATTTATTATTGTATTTGATAAGTTTTTTCATTACCTTTATTAATAAATATCTAAAAACCAAAAAAAGTGGATTATAAAAAGTTTTTTTTAGAAAATAATAAAGCTGGATTAAAAACCAGAGAATCTTATATTGAAAATAATTATAATGAAATATATAATTCAATTAACCTTTATTGTGATAGTATAAACTTAAATGGGGTTATTCCGTTTAAAGAAAAAATATATATCTTCATAAATAAATTAAGTGATACCCCCATATGTAAAAATTGTGATAAAAAATTAAAGTTTAAGAAAAGTTTAAGAGAGGGGTATGGTAGTTATTGTTCCATAAAATGTACAAACCAACACGAAGATCATAAAAACAACGTTAAAGAAACATTTAACAGAAAATATGGTGGTTCACCAATAAGGGATAAGGATATAAAGAAAAAAATAGAACAGACAAACTTAAAAAGGTATGGTGTTACTAATATATTTAAAGATAGTGAATACATACAAACCAAAACTAAAGAGAAGTTAGGTGTACCCAACCCAAACCAATTAGATAGTGTAGTAGAAAAAAGGAAAAACACTAACCTCAACAAATATGGTGTAACCAATACACTATTATTAAATAACTCCCGTAAAAAGAACCAAAGTTCAAAACTAATTAATTTTAATGAAAAATATAAGGGGTTGAATGTTATTGACGATTCTGGTGATTATGTTAAACTTAAATGTAATAACTGTAATGGTGAATATGATATAGATAGGGGTCTATTGTTCTATAGATTTAAAAATGGTATAAACCCTTGTACGATATGTAACCCTGTAAGTGAGTTAAAATCTATAAAAGAAAAGGAACTAACAGATTTCTTATCATCTTTGGGATTAAACCTTATTAAGGGTGATAGAGATATTCTTAATGGTAAGGAGATTGACATACTATTACCTGATTTTAATATTGGTATAGAATTTAATGGTTTGTATTGGCATTGTGAGAAATATGTTGATAAGGATTACCATTTAAATAAAACTGATGTGTGTGAGTCCAAAGGAATACACCTAATACATATCTTTGAAGACGAATGGGTTAATAACAAGGATATTGTTAAAAGTAGATTAAAAAACTTATTTAAATTAACTGATAATAAAGTATATGGTAGAAAATGTATAATAAAAGAAGTTAATACTAAAGATAAAACAAAATTCTTAAATGATAACCATATTCAAGGTACAATAGGTAGTAAAGTTAATTTAGGTTTATATTATAATGATGAACTGGTGTCGATAATGACATTCGGTAAAGGTAGGGTTGTTATGAATGGTGTTAAAAATGAATGGGAGTTATTAAGGTTCTGTAATAAAGTTAATCATTCTGTTATCGGTGGGGCTAGTAAACTATTTAAACACTTTATTAAAAACTATAAACCAAACCAATTAATAAGTTACGCTGATAGAAGGTGGTCACAAGGTAACTTATATGATCAATTAGGGTTTAATAAAACACACAACTCAACACCAAACTATTTTTATGTTGTTAACAATGAAAGGGAACATAGATTTAAATATCGTAAGAATTTATTGGTTGAGTCTGGGTTTGACATTAAAAAAACTGAAAGAGAAATTATGTATGATAGGGGAATATATCGTATATATGATTGTGGAAATTTAGTTTATATTTATAATAATAAAGAAATTTCTTTGTAAAACACCCTATTTATGGGGATTTTTAATAAAAATGTAGAAAAAAAATAAAATTTATTACAAAACATAGCGCGATATCGAAAAGTTTGGCTTATATTTGTAACAACTAAAAAATAAACAACTATGAAAAAAATAATTTTAATACTCGGAATCCTAATTGGATTAACAATTGGTGTATCAGCTGAAGTGAGAGAAGATACGGTAACAAGAAAAAACTCACTAACCCAAAGAAGTGTAATCAAAAAGAATTTTGAAACATCATTTACCAATGAACTGGTGAAATACATCGAAACAGGTGATGTAACACCCTTATTAGATTTGGCTCAAGAAGATGATATAACCTTTTATGGTTTAAGTGATGATAAATACGAACTAAGTGAGGACAAAGAATACTTCAAACAATTCATTAAGAAATATTTAAATGTTCGATCCAAAGATTTAACAATACTTAGAATTGATAAAGAATATTATGACAATTCTAATCACAATTTTGGTTCAAAATATAAAATAACTATTCTATATCCTAATTCAGAAAGATACGATAACGTACAAATTTATTATAGTTGGGCTGGTAAAGTTAGAGGAATCACAATTAACGATAATCTACACGAAAACTCATATATAGACGGTGATTTAAATAAAATATTTGGTCTTGATTCTGGTTATGAAGGTGAGAGTTTAAGTTGGAAAAAGTTGTAAATAATAGTTTAAAAATTGGGTACGGTAAATTAAAAAGGTGGGAATTCCCACCTTTTTAATTTTTAAATGGTCTTAATATTAATTAAATGGAACGATCCCAATAGAATCTTGAAAACCCTTTTTTATGGTTGCAAAAACAGTTGAATCCTTCTTACTACAATCTTCATCCTGACAAGCACCCACTAACCTTAAGAAGTCTATGGATTGAATAGCCCTTTGCCATTTACCATTAGAGAATACCTTCCCAGCACTAACTCGACCTTCTTTATTTTTTACATATACTGAATAAAAGGGTAATTTAAGTTTTTTAGTTTTTGGGTCTTCAAGTTGTGTCTTATATATTAATACAGTACCCGGTAATTTAACATGTGATGCTCCGCCAGGTTTAAACGGAAACTCCCATTGTCTCTTCCCACCTGTGGTAGCATCGGCAACTGGAGCTTCATCTTGTTCTTTTATTACTTTTTTTACAATACGTCTTAAATCTGACTCTGTTAGATTTATAACTTTTCCGTTTTTCTTAATTTTCATTTTTTTTATTTTTATTTTTTTATTTAATTACCCTCTATCAAACTGAGGTTCTACATTATCAGCCGGTCTTTCATCTCCTCTTTCATTACTAACAGAAAAATCTAGGTCTTCAATTATAACATCATTAACACCAATAACCATCTTATACGCATCTAAAGCGTCATCAACATGTTTTGATAATCTATCATAAGAAACATTGGACATTTTAGATTTATTGGATTTATCAACGATTTTTCCAACCTCAATTATAGTCTCCTCTAACTCTTCATTTAATTCTTTTAAAGCACCAGATAATTCGTAAGCGTATTTTGTATAACTATACCCTGTACCTTTAAACATTCCACCAATACCTTTTAATTTAGATCGTAATCCTTCATCTAAAGATATCTTTTTCTTAATAATCCTTTTGATGTCGGATTCGGTTAATGTTATTATTTCACCTTCTTTCTTAATTTTCATAATATATTAATATTATTATCTTTTTATATAAATATAAGTAACTTATAAAAAGTTACCTCTTTATAATCATTTTCTTCTTTTTTGGATTGTCTGGGTCTGAGGTATCATACACCAAGAACTTTATATCAGGATATTTCTGTTTTAATTTTTCTTCTATTAACTTTTCAACAACCTCAACGTTACTGATATCATCATCACTAAACCCAATACTAATACCTTCAAAATCATTGGTATCTTGATATGAACTAACTCTATCTACAACCCTATCAACAAAATCTTCGAACGCTATCTTCTTACCCTCTTCTGGGTTTGTGGAATCTATATCCAACCCCCATTTATTAATAAATTCTTCTGAAGAAACTGGGTGGTAATCTTGTAAATTAAGATATTCGTCCATTGTTACCCCATTTAAATTGTTTTTCATCTCTTCTTGTTCATCATAACTAAAGGATTTTCGAATAATTAACTTTATACCGTCTTTAATCGCTCGTGGTGGGTTTGATCTGGCAGTTATAATAGAGAAGTCGCTACCACTAATTAAAGCTTCTTTAAACTTATTAAAACTAGGTCCATATCTACGACTATCTAACGCTTCTTTAGTGTCACTTATAAAGGCATCATATTCTTTAAAATCTTTAAACGCTTCACCCTCATTATCATTTAAAAATCTAAACTCCGTACCTAACTTATGTCTAATACTTCTAAATTCTTCTGTTGATACGGATACTGGAACCCAAGCTAAACCATTAACACTATAATCCAAATGAATTCTTGTTGGCATCATAAGAATATTATCGTCCCAATCAAAAGAGTAAGCTCTTTTTTTAAATTCTTTTAATAATTTATATTGAGATTCGGTAAGTTTAACTTTCATATTCTTATAAATATTCTTGGAAATAAAAAAACCCACATATAGTGGGTTTAATTATTAATTTATTTGTTTAAGGTTTTATTTTATTACTTTTTTTACAATACGTCTTAAATCTGACTCTGTTAGATTTATAATATTACCATCCTTTTTAATTCTCATGGTTTTTTGTTCGTTTACGTTGTATTTAGACTTACCCTTACTTCTCTTCTTAAAAGGGTTTCTAATTTTTAACCTTCTTCTCTTCTTTACTTTTTCTTTAGCTTTATTTTCGAATTCTGCATCAAGTTGTTTTTCAATTTCTTTTTCTTCTTTCCTACTTGGGAAGACATTTGGTAGAGGTTCATTAGGGTCAAAATCTGCTTCAACATCAGTGTTAACATCAGGTACAACATCAGGTACAATCTCAGGTCCAATCTCAGGTCCAATCTCAGTGTTAATATCATCTTCTGGTTGATCGGGTGACCCTTTTCCTGCTCCAATTGCACTAATTAAAGCATCATGTGTTTTTTTACCATAATACCCATCATCTTTAAGTTCTAATTCACCTTGTACTATTTTAACTTCTTTAATAGTGTTGTTACCATAAGCACCGTCAACATCGATAACTTCAGACCCTTCATACTCATTCATATGATCTTGAGCTACCTCAACAGCTTCTCCACAATCACCTTTTTTAAGGTAACCTTTCCCCATTTTTAATTTATCGAAATACCAATCAATGTCTAAATTTCTTTTACACCACTTCTCTTGAATTTTAGGTTCGGTACTTGAATCATCATTACCAGACATATCATCATTACCAGACATATCAGGTGATGGTAGATCAACAGGTCCAGACATATCATCATTAGATGGTGTCGTAGAATTCTCTATTGGTGCAGCTTTCCCAAAATTCTTAAACACCCAATTTATAGTTTGTTCTTCATTTGGAAGTACATCGTTAATTATTACCAGTCCTGAACCTGCGTTTCGTGCCCCACCCCAGTTTTTTGTTGGTCGTATTTCAAAATATCTATCATCAGATGATGGTTTTATTGTGGACATTAATTCATCACCACGTTTAATATATATAGTATCTTTGTCTGAGTTTGCTGCCCAATTATCGTAAGAAGGTAATACTTCCGAAATTCTTTTACGCATTGGTGATAAAGCCACACTTTCATTTAACGATTTTGGTGCGTTCTCATTAATGGGTTGTAGCCCCATCATTCTACGCATAAAATTCGTTTCGTTAATTCTTTTTTTATAATTCATATCATTTTCATTTTATATCAATAATCAATTTTATCTACTAATAGTAATTTACGTTATTATCTTTTTTTATATAAATATGTAAATTTCATTTAAATTCATTTTAAATTTATATATCATCAAAGTTTGCTCCAGTGTTAGTGATGTTAAATTCGATACTAATGTATTCTAACGATCTTGTTGGTTTGATAAATACCCTACCATTTAACTCATTTCTATCAATTGATTCTGGAGTATCATCCAACGTAACCCTAAAGTCTGTTAAACCTCTTTCCTTTCTAATGTTATCCAAAATTGGATTAACTAAACTTAAGAACTGATTTCTTACAACCTCATCATTTTGTTCGAATAACAATCTGATTGAGACCGCTGATATAAGTTTTCTAGCTTGTAGTAACAATCTTCTAACATTAATTCTGTTAAGAGCTGTTTCTTTAACTTGTAACGTTTTGTTACCAAAGATTACAACACCAACATCAGAGAATGTAGCCATTGGGTTAATTCTTCCTTCATATAAAGTATCTCTATCATCCAATCTAAGTTTCACTCTCGCTTTAACTGCGTTTGTTGTTCCTCTATTTAAACCAGCTGCTGCGAACCAAGGGAACGCTACGTTATCTGTCAGTGCAATGTTTCTCATAACTTCAACAGTAGGTGGTAACCATACGTATCTGTTATTTTCTGTATCATTCATCTGTAACCATGGCCAGTATGTTGCTGAATAGTTTGAATCGATTCCCGAATCTTCTACTAAGTCAACCGCCTCACCAACTGTTAATGGTACGTTATCTGCATCAACATCTGGTGTGGTCATAACATAAAGCGAATCCGCTCTATCAACCTCAACCATATCCACAGCACCCTCTACTAAACTAATTTGATTCTGTAAATCTAACCCTGGTGAAGCGAATACATTAATGTTAACCGCTTCTGGGTTATTATATGTATAAATACCATCTAAGAATGCGTAGTAATCAGAAGTGATACCATCATCTCCCTCAGAAGTAACATACGTATCAAACAAACCACTTTGAAATCCTGTAGATCCTTTACTACCTGTTTTGGTATAATTATCACCATTTGTTCTTTGTGTTCTATATTCATCCCACCCATCATATCCACCGAAAGATGTGAATGTAAATTTCCTAGCTGCTAATTTTTCATATGGTCCACCGACTAAACCACTGTCTGTAGTAAATGCTGATACACCAACTTGTAATGATGGTGTGTATGTGTTAACACCCGCATCAATAACACCGCTAGTTGAGTTCACATCTAAATGGAACCCATCTGTTCTACCACTATATGTGTTTTTACCGTTAGCATCGGTAACACCAACACTAACTGCTTTTATACCTTTATAGTCGAAGAAGTCTTGATCAACACCTATAGTTGAATTTAACCCTAAATAAGTTTTTCTTAGTTTAGAAGTGGTAAATTCAGAATAAGCAGTTTTATATTCTATCTTTGGTGCGATTGCGGTACGATTACTACCTACATATGTTCTATTTAACACACCCTCGAATCCAGCTGGAAAATGGTTCTTTAAATCTGGATCATTTTCATCATATAATTCCACCATTATATATTTACTTCTTAACGGATATTCACCATCAGTAGTACCAATTTTTCTAGCTATGTAACCATTTGATGTACTATCCATAGATAAGTTAGAGAATTTTTCTACAACTGACGGATTAGCGTCAGTGTCATTAAAGTTTCTAACCATTAAATCAAAAGTTTTGTTATCTGGTCTAATGTTTATAATTGAGAATTTAACGTCTTCGTTAGCCGCATTACCATCTGATATCGTAATAAACCTAAATAGTCTTTGTAATGTGGAACCTGCACCTGTACCTTTAAGTTCCGATAAAACCCAAGGTGAATAAGCCGATAACCATTTTTCTTTATAATCATTTAAGCTATCTGTAGTCTCAGAACCAATCTCAACAAAATCAATATCTAATCCCCTTACCTTTCCGTTGGTAATTAAGTCTTCTAATACATTACCATAAATTTCTTCTACCCATAACTCAGTCTCTTTATCTTGAACCGAACTACCGAATACTTTAGGTAAGTAATTTTTAGATGTTTTATCCATTGAAACGTCATAATCAATAGATAACCCAGCACTAGTAGTACCTGTAATTTGGAAGGACGCTAATGAGTTACTTGGAAGGTTTGAGGTGTTAAACATCGCAACGTCTGTAGAACCAGTAATATCAAACACTAATTGTTCAGCTCCGTTATAAGTTCCTCTCGATCTAAGTGTTGCAATAACTGAACCATCGATGTCTGTTAAACAACTAGCGGTATATGTTACCACACTACCTGAAGTGGTACCTGTTGCAAATGTCCCTGATGTTCCAGCGGCGGTAACTTCTAAGTCAAAAGTAGCACCACTAAAATTACACATAGTTTTTACGTATACTGGATCCGTAATTGAAAATGTAGTTGCGGTTGTTGCTAAACCTATACTAGCGAATGTTGAGGTTAATTGACCATCATCATATAATGCTTGTAGATTATCATCAGTGAAGTCCATTATAACTGGTGTGCCACCTGTAGATGCTGTATAATTTAAAACACCTGTATCACCTGTAAATGTACTAGCAACGGTTGTAGGATCCTCAGCGGAATCCAATGTTATTGACCACGCATTTCCTGCGTCATATCCAGACAAACCTAAAACCCTACTCACCCATAGTTGGTTTGTTTGTGTCAAAAATGATTTTGCAATGTAATTGAGTTCATATTTTTGAAACCCATTACCTTTAAATTTTTCAGCGTTTAACCCACCAAAATAACTAATAAACTCATCGTAATTAGAAATAAAGACTGGTTCAAAAGCTGGACCTTTAGGTGTTTCTCCTAATAACCCTAATGTAGTTACCCCTACTTGTCTAGTTACGAATGTTAAATCCTTCTCTGATGTAAAAACACCTGGACTTACAAATATTCTATCTGTTGATGCCATTTAATTTTATTTTTTTATATTATATTATGTAATTCTTTATTTATAAATATGCGAGTTTTTTTGAAAAATTTTATTTTGTAGTGTATATTACAAAATTAGTATGACTTTTTTCATACTTTTGTCATACTTACTATTTATTATTCTAAAATTTAGGGTATAATACACATATATAATGTATAATAATATATTATTATTAACACAAATAAATCAAATTTACCCCTATAGAATCAAATTTACCTCTATAAAATCAAATTTACCCCTATAAAATCAAAATTACCCCATTAAAAAGAAAATAAATGAAAAGGGATAAAAACTTGAAAATAACACCACAAACCCATAAACTTTTAAAAGAGTATTGTGAAAAGAATGGACTTAAGATGTTCGCATACGTAGAAAAACTAATAAAAGAGAAATGTACCGTAAAGAAAGATATCTATGGTGATGATATTAACTAAACCATTTACTCACACCGTCATAAACTAATCTAGGTTTTTTCCTACGAGTTAATTCATATGATTTATAATATTTTTGTTTGGCTGATTCATACCCCTCATCCCACCATTCTGTCATGGCTTCTTTATTAAAGACTAATGAGTTGTTGGTTAGTTTTCTTGGTGTATAATAAAAGTTAATTTTAACATCACCTTTTATTTTAGCTTTAAGGTTAGCTATACGAATATCATCTCTACCAATCTCTGTCATCATCAAATCAATTGATCGTAATAGGTAATGAAAAGGATTCCTAATTCTTTCTGGTGCTAATGAATCGTGTTCCTTTTTTAATATAATAACGTCAATTTCCGTTGCCCCTCTGTTAATAGCTTCTTGTATGGGAATGTTTTCTAAAATACCACCATCCGCATAGTCGTAACCACCTTTAGTGACGTGTTCCATAAAAGGGGGTACTGTCGAAGAAGCCAACATCCAATCACCATAATCTTTCCACCCATATTCATTTGTTGATTTATATTCTGTTTGTGCCAATGTCATATTAGTAACACAGGCTAATACTTCTTTATTAGAATCTTTAATAATTTCAAAATCACGTTCAGTCATAAACGTATTAATCAATGTCCTTAGATTTGAAGCGTCACCGAAAGCGTTTTTACGTCTAACAAGAACATTCCATAACACATTAAGGTAGTTAATACCAATCTTAGTTGATCCATTATCATCTTTTAAGATTTTAAAGGGGTTAATTTTAAATATATCATCCTGAGTAACCGTAGTATAAGCTTCTTTTAATGTATCCATTTTTTTTATCGCGATAAATGGTGTTAGTAAACTACCTGTGGATGTACCGATTAATAAATCGTATTCTTTTTTTTCTTCCTCTATTAGGTATTGTGCAACACCACCACCGAAGGCTCCCTTACTACCGCCACCGCTAACAATGAGTGCTCGGTTTATTTCACTACGTTCTTCCATATAAAATTTTTACGTTTAAATATAATAATTAACCATTAAAAAAAATAAAGACTAAATGTATTGTTCTATCTCTGGCCAGAAATATGGGTCAATAAGTGTACTTTGTAAATCTAATCTAAAACTATTATAATCACCTTTCTTTAATACAAATCCTTGTGATATACAATATTCTTCCATACCATTACCAACGTAACCACTTGATGACATAATAAAATTCATTAAACCATCACTGGTGTCACCGTAACCAATACCCAATCTCCCAGCGACAATATATTTATCGACCAAAACATTAACTGTATCCATTAACATAGAAGCTCCACTAAATGGTAAATACCCTACAGTAACTTTAGCTGCGTTACTCCATCTTTCTGGACAATCTTCTAAAAAACTATTCCAATATGTGTGCCATTTATCTATTAAATAACTTTCAGCTTCATTTTGTGGCATCCCCTTTGTAACCACTAAATAAGTAATAATTTCTGTTGACCCTTCTGGATAGGCGTACCAATCAATTATAGTATCTTTTTGTGTATCTGTCATTGCTGTCCACCCAGTTTCGTAACCACATAACCTAACACCCTTTTGTTGTGTTTGGTATGTGTCAATGGCGTTACCGCCAAAATTTGACATATTTTCAATAGACGTTATATTAGTGTAACTATTTAAGGTTTGACCACTTACCAAAACAAATGCATCGTTCCCGTTTAAATCTTCTTCATGCCAATGATTTAAATCAGTACCAACAGTTTGGCCACTTATGTTATATCCAAATAAATTATAATTCATACCTTTTCTATTGTTTTAACTTATTCTATAAAATTCTAACCTTAATTTTCTTATTCTCATTGTCTTATCACTATTTTCAGTAGCAAAATCAAAATCTATTGTATGTGTATCATCTGACCCAAAAGTTATATTACCAAAACCACCTACACCATACCAATTGTTATTATCTTTAGCCTCCATATTAACCACCATTAAAGTGGTAGAATTATCTACCTGTACCCTAGCTTCAAAATCCCTACCAGTATTACCCCTCCATTCATAATACCACCCTACTCTATAAGTTCCACTTGGAACCGTACTAGTTGTGAAGGTTAATGCATTCACATATGATGTTGAGGTTGTTGTTTGTTCTGACAAGTCTTCATCAGAATGGTATTCAGAACCAAATGTACTCCCCCCACTACCACCAGCTTTCCATGTTGCGTTTCCTGTTGAGGTATCTTTTGTTAAAACGTGTTCATTTGTCGCACTACTAACTTGTGATAGTGAATTTATTGCGTTTTGTGCTGTACCTTGTCCTGTACCACCATTCGCAATTGATAAATCAGTTCCAGACCAATCACCATTATTTATAGCTAATGTACCACCTAAAGTTAAGTTACCACTACTAGTAACTGTACCACCTAGTGTTACACCATTTAAACTACCTGTACCACCAACAGAAGTGACAGTACCATTAATTGGAGATAAGTTAACGGTAACATCCGCAAGGTTCTCATTTCTTTTTAACTCCAATACATCTCCATTAAGTGTTGCACCAGTAACATATGAATCAGTTAACTCCGCTGTAGTACCACTAATTATAATAGTGGTAGCAGAAATAGTATTAGTTACCGTAATATTACCAAACGTAGCATCACTAATTTCAGCATAACCAGAACTCACATCACCCAACCCAACATTTCTAATTGTGGTTAAGTTTACACCACCACCATCAATAACATTAACAGTACCACCAGTAAGAGCGGTTTCTAAATCATCAGAAGCTCTAATTTGGTCAGAATCAAAAGGGTCACCAGGATTAACCAAACTAGTTAAACCAACTGGGAAGGTGTAATTTAAATCACTTATTAATGTGGGTGTATTTGCACTTAAACTAATCATTATCCGTTATTTAATTTTGTTATTGTTATATTACTATCCTCAGCAATAGTAGACACATTAGTTATAGTTCCACTAGTGGGGTGATATATTATTGCATCAAGTGTTATAATGTTATCAACAGATAATGATGTTATAATTGTTTTAGTTATAGTCCCTTCACTTTCAACGGTTCTTCTATGATACGAATATCCACCACTTCTAGGTATTTCAGTACCATCAAGAGCCAATCTACTTCTAACTACTCTTCTTTGGTTGGTGTTGGCATTATAATCAGAACTAATACTATATGTTATTTGATAGGTTCCTGAAGAATTAATCCTTACATTAGTCCCACCAACGCTATGTGTGTAATTTGACCCAACAATTGCTTGTGCGTCCCAATCTATAGATGTGTATGTAGAATTATTAAGTTGTGTTGTCGAGCCACTCTGATAAACATCTAATAAAAATTCATTTTCTAAAACATCTACCAATTTAACGTTACTTTCTGGTGATGGTAAATTAGTTGGATATATATCTCCACCTAAAATTTGGATATACCCTATATTATAAGACTTCAAATCAATAACAAAACTATTTCTTTCGTCACCATCAGTAAAATTCATATTTTGAACTAAGTCTGACCTACTCTCACCACTACACACAACTCTATAATCTATATCTCGTAAATCTAAATTATGTGTCACTGTAACCGTAGTTCCAGTAAAATCTTGTCTATATAATAATGTATTTGTTATTGCCATATCTAATAAATATTATTCTACTTGTACTCTTTCACCTAATGCCCATTTAACCACATCCACTTCAACAGCAAATATTATAACATCTTGATTGGGTGTACCATCGTCATTTAATTCAATTCTCAATAAAAAACCATCACCTTCATAGGACTCAGAAATATCGAACTCAATATCTTGAATACTCATGGCTTTATCAGCATATGTGTTAGTTGGTTTACCTACCTCTACCAAGTCACTTGTAACAAAAGAGCCAGGTGAAGAAGTAAATGTCGTTGTGTTTTCTATAGTTCTTGGTAATGGAGTTATACCACCAGATGGGTCAGCGACAAGGGTTCCAGATGCTCCTTTAGCCAGAAAAGAAGTTATTAATTCTGGTGAGCTTGTTATCGCAACACCATCACCTGGGTCAAGGCCAAAATATATTTTAACCCTAAGTGGGTACGCACTACATAACCCTCTAGGCAATGCTGATTGTAGATATATAGCGTCTCCGTTACCATTTAATCTAGAATTCTTAATAGAGTGGTCCCACCCAGTTGGGGCTGGTGCACCAGTCCCAACTGGGACTGAAGCACTAAGAACACCACCAGATTCTCCAAATACATTACCAGCAGATAATAAAGTATCTCTATATAGTGCACTACCATAATATGTTGAGATACCATTTTGATTTATTTCTGTGTGAGAACCATCCAACCACAATAGGTCAAATTGTGGTAATGATGCTGGTGGGGTTACCATTGTAATTCTAACCCATTTAGCGGTATGCCCAAATATTGTTGACTCCGACCAACCATTATTTTTAAGAACGGCTATTCTAACATCCTCTATTGTTCCAACAGTTCTATGAAATAAATTATTTGAGTAATTATAACCAAACTCTTGGTTTGTAACTTGATATTTAATGTCTACCCAAGTTCCACCAGAATAATATTCAATTGTATATGTTCCACCTGTTGACCCAGTATAAGTTAATTCAAAACCACACCAGTTAACATAGTCCCCATTAGGGTATCTTTCGCTACTCCCAATATATAGTTCTTCACCAGCAGTTAAAGATTCAAATGACCAAATAACGCCTTTAGTTTTAGCAGATAATATTAAATTAGTGGTTCCAGTTGTACCGCTACTGTGTAAGTGCATACCTTTTTGGTATTCAGTACCACGACCTACCGATAACGAGCTACCCCTATTTGGTTGACCTATTTCAAGGTTACCATGTGTTCTAATTATTGGTGACACATTTTGTGAATTACCTATGTCACTATAAAAAATTGTGTGTTCTGAATCTGCCCAAGTATAAGGTTCATCTATTTTTTCAGAATCCATTATGAAATTAACCATGTTCAACTTACCAAACTCACCAGTTAAACCACTAGATATTAATAAATTTTCTACACCAGCTTCAAACCTACCGTTTTGTAACTCAATCTCATAGTAATTAGACGTTATTTCTAAACCAGTCGGTACGTTAAATAAATTAAGTCCGAACCCAACCACAACTGGTGTGTTTGATGCGGTTCCACTAACACTTATTGCTGTATTACAATTACCGTTTCCTATATTAACATTAGTTAACTGTAATCTACCACCATTTGCTTGAATGCCCTTATTCACTGTTTGTCCACCTGGAACGTGTATACCATCCAAAGTGAAAATACCTTTATTAACCTCAACTAAAGTGTCTAAATGTCCACCACCATATCTTAATTCAGTATAAATAATTTTAGCTGGAGGTGGTCCACTACCTAATCCACTGTCCATCACAAGTCCTTTCCCTAATGTAACACCAGTACCACCAGAAACGCTAGAACCTTTAAAGTGTACATTGTGAAATGATGTTACAATATCACCTGTTGGGTCATTGAAATATAACGCTGCCGAATCATCGGTTGGGGTATAGAGTGTAAACCCTTCCATATAAGAACTACCCGATACTGTTATAAAATTTCCCGTTGTTGTAGAACCACTTATAAATGTAACCTTTGGTCCACCTTGACTAATTAATGAAGTACCTGGAATTAAGGTAAATGGTGGTTCAACATAATCACCAGGTCTAACCATAATTGTATCATTTGTGGTTGCGTTACTAAGAGCCGTAGCAATACTAGACCAAGGTTTATCTTGTCTATCAACTAATGCGGTACCGTCATTACCGAATATATTATCTACCCATAAAACATTTCCTGTGTTTATCTGTGTTAATATACCAGTTAAATTTGACCCATCACCATAAAGAGTACCACCACTAATTGTTGTGGCTGACAATATACCATTAACCGTCAACCCACTTACTTGATTGATTGTTGCGGTAAACGCTGAACCAGCGTTATCGTTTATTGTAAATGTATTGGCATCGTTATAAGTAAATCCAGTAACAAAAGTATTTGTATCATCTTTAAGAGCTGACACATCTACAGTAAACGCTGAAAATCCACTATTACCACTAAAATCTAAATTAACGGTGGATGGGTTATAAGTACCACCAGTAACGAATGTATTAGTATCAACTGGTATTGTAACATCTAAATTAAGACTAGTACTATCATTTGTAATAGTTACTGTACCACCAGTGGATGTAATACCTTTAAATTCTAAATTTTGTCCATTTTTTTGTCCGAATATACCTGTTGTTGATAAATTTGTTGCCCCACTAATTTTAGTATTTAATGTAGTTTGTGTATCAGAGGTATATGCGTTAAATGTTGTGTTATTTGTTTTACCACTTAATAAAGGTGTTAAACTTACACTATAAAATGGGCTTGGAGTTTGTAAATTATTTACAAACTCAATCGATTCACTATTAAGATTTGCGCTAACTGTGTATGAATCTGTCATTCCTGTAGTGAAACCACTAACTTGAAAAGTCCCACCTGTGGAATTTGTATATGTTACAACACCAGTTGATGCGCTATATACCCCACTAAGGACATAAACATCTGAAGATAAAATAGATAAATTAACTGTTTCATCTGTAATACCATTATTTTGTTCTATTGTTAAATCAAACGTTGAGGGGTTCCATGTAAATCCTGTTACAAAGGTATCTGTAACACCAGTAACATTAAATGGGACACCATTTGTATTTGTAAATGTAATTACATCAGTTATATCACTATACGTACCACCAGTAACATACGTATCCAAACTTTCTATTATAGTTAAAAGATTAGTACCCCCACTAAGTATTGTATTTCCATCTAATGTTGTTGCGGATAAGGTACCATTAACCGTCAATCCACTTACTTGATTGATTGTTGCGGTAAACGCTGAACCTACATTATCATTTATTGTAAATGTGTTGTTTTCGTTGTATGTGAATCCTGTTACAAAAGTATTTGTATCGGAAGCACCACTAAATGTTGATGCGTCTCTATATTCTACTAAACCAGTGGTATTATTTCTAACTAATACTTGTGTTTGTGAATTATCGTTTGATGGTGTTGTGGTAAGGTTTAATGTTTCACCAGATAGTGAACCACTTACAATGGAATCCCCCTTGGAGATAAATCCATTCTTTATTACAAATTCGTGTG